GAAGCAGAACAACTTAGTCTTGACACAAGTGATAAGCTAGAGTATATTAGTAATAGGTATACATACTTATCAAACATATTAATAAAGGAGAAGAGCAGTGAGATGTCACATATGTAACAGATTACTAGAGCCAACTCAAGTGCGGCAAGACAAGCATGGTGAATGGATGCCGTGTCACGCTTGTGTCACAGCGAGTTGGATTGATCCAAGTGAGAGCAATGTCACAGGGTTAGATGATGAGGACGTAGAGTTCTTTATCAGTGACGCAGATGCAGTGGGGTTACACAACAATGAATCGTGATGACTTTCCTACCTCAACTGAAGTAAGTAGAGGTGGATGTAATAAGTGTGACAGTACTGATGGCAACATCTTGTATGATGATGGACATCAGTGGTGTTACGTTTGTGAAACGTATACACATGGTAACAAGAAAGGAAGTACACATATGAATGTAGTATCAATACAAGACAAGACTTTACCTGACTTAACTGACACTAAGGTAGGGCCACTGAAGGACAGGAACATCGTAGCAGATACTATCAAACACTTTAAGGTACGCCTTAAACTTAAGGATGGTATTGTCGTAGAACATTACTACCCCTATACAAACACTGATGGTGACATCATTGCGTATAAGAAACGTACCGTAGCTAACAAGGGCTTCAGTGCAGTAGGTGACATACGCAAGGGTATCTTATTCGGGCAGTCATTGTTCACTAAGGGTGGTAAGTACATCACTGTATGTGAGGGTGAGATAGATACGATGTCAGCTTTCCAGATGCAAGGTAGTAAGTATGCATGTGTTGGTGTCAAGTCTAGTAGTGATGCATACAAGCAGTGTAAGAGAGAGTACGAGTACCTTGATAGCTACGACAACATCATTGTGTGTATGGATAATGATGAGGCAGGAAAGAAAGCGGCTAACATGGTAGCCTCTCTGTTTCCTAAGAAAGCTAAGATCGTTAAGCTTAAGCTCAATGATATAGGTGAGTACCTTGAGCGTAGCAAGGAGAGTGAGTTCACTCATGCATGGTGGCAAGCAGAGAAGTATCGTGCTACTGACATCATCAGTGGTCATGAAGCTGCTTACGCTATCAGTAAACAACCAAGGGCAGAGGCAGCTTTCCACTACCCTTGGGAAGGACTCAACAACAAGACGTATGGTATGCGGTGTGGTGAGATGACTACCCTGATAGCTGGTAGTGGTAGTGGTAAGACATCAGTGTCACGTGAGATAGCTTACCAAGTACTCAAGCATAATGTTGAGGCACCTATCGGTCTACTCTATCTAGAGGAGACAGCATGGGAGACAACACGTGGGCTTATTAGTCTTGATTTGTCTAAGCCTATCCATCTACCTGACTGTCATTACACAGAGGAAGAACATGAAAATGGTAGTAAAAATACATGGGGTACTGAGCGTGTTCACTCACTCAACGATAGCTGGGAGAACAATAGCATTGACTTCATAGCTGATAAGATCAGTTACTTTGCTAAAGGTTTAGATTGTAAGCTAGTTATCCTTGATCACATATCGTTTATGGTAAGTGACAATGACAGTAACGATGAAAGGCGGTCACTAGATGCTATCGCACATAAGCTTAAGGCTCTCACGGTGGAGCTTGACATCCACTTACTCATCATCGCTCACACCAAGCGAGTGTCGGGCAAGCCTCTTGAAGAGGGTGGCACCATTAGTCTGTCAGACATACGAGGAACAGCTGGTATCGGACAGCTATCCAACATTGTCATGGGTATCGAACGGAACGGACAGTCTGATGATCCCATCGAAGCCAACACTACGACTATCCGTGTAGTAAAGAACAGGTTCTGTGGTAGGACAGGCATAGCAACACGCTTGTTTTACGATGAGCATACAGGACGTATGACTGAGGTAGAGGAGACAGAAGATGCCGCGTAAAGCAGAGTACGATTATACTCTTAAGGTCTGTGTCTACGCCTCAAACGAGGCCAGTGCAGAGAAGAAACTAAAGAAAGTCATTAAACTTGGGACAGACATACTGATATGGGAGAAAGAACTCACAGGTGTAGTAGACTCTGCTGAGTTAGAAGAAAGGGCGCATCTTATGTGTAGTAGTTATCCTAACTGTGATATAGACGGGTGCTGGTAATGAGTAAACGAACAGTTGTCTGCGACATAGAAGCAGATGGTTTACTGTTCAATGCGACACGTATCTGGTGCATAGCTGCTAAGGATTACAATACAGGTGAGACATTCTTCTTTGGACCTGATGAGTTGGATGACTTCGCAGTCTTTGCAGATACAGTTGACCGTTGGATAGGTCACAACTTTATAGCTTACGATCTACGTATGCTTAAGAAGTTCTTAGGTATTAAGATCGGAGCACTACGTGTGACTGACACACTGTTAGTCTCTCGTTTACAGAAGCAAGGTAGGAAGGGCGGTCATAGCCTTGCTAACTGGGGTAAGATACTAGGGCATGGCAAGCCTGAGCATGATGACTGGTCACAGTACAGTGATGCTATGCGTCACCGTTGTCAGCAGGATGTTGAGCTTAACTATAAGGTTGCCTGTTATTTAAAGTCAGAGGGCGCACAGTTCGGAAGCGTAGAGGCAAGCAAGATAGAACATCTTAGCCAACACATTCTAGAAAATCAGAGGGAGTACGGCTTTGCTCTTGATGTACAGAAAGCTCATGAGTTGTTCGCCCTATTCAATAACAAGTCTAACAAGCTAGAGTTAGAGATACTTAGTAAGTTCCCAGCTATCCCTATCAGTAAGGGTGTAGTCACACCACGGTACAAGAGAGATGGTATGCTATCTGTCGTAGGTCTTAAGTTCTTAGGTGAGGATGTATGGTCTAATGTTGGTGGTGAGTTCACACGTATTGATTGGCAAGAGTTCAACCTTAGTTCTACTAAGCAGAAAGTTAGTAGGCTCAGTAAGTGGTGGTCACCTACTGTACGTACAACAGGATACCGCCGCCTTAACGACAAGCTCAGAGGTTGGGGTGACAGTAAGAAGATTACTCAAGAAGAGTTCGATGACAAGCAACAGTACATGTGGAAGTTATGTGAAGAGAACTTTGACACGCTCCCTGCACATGCTCCACAAGAGCTGAGGTTGCTCGGTGAGTACGCAATGTTAACTGCTAGGTATAAGGAGATAGAAGGATGGTTCAATGCTCTCGGTGATGACGATAGGGTTCATGGTAGTGTGGCCTCTATTGGTTCTATTACTCATCGTATGTCTCACAACTCTCCTAATACTGCTAACATACCGGGGAGTGACTCACCTTACGGTAATGAATGCCGCGCTTGTTATACTGTTGACAACCCTGACACTCATGTTCTTCTTGGATGTGATGCTTCAGGTATTCAGTTACGTATACTAGCACACTACATGAATGATACAGACTATACTCATGAGGTTGTCAATGGTGACATACATGAGAAGAACTTAGATGCAATGGGTATTGACAAAGGAGAATACGATGCAGAACACAGACAACACAGCAGACGATCAGTTGCAAAGACTTTTATCTATGCGTGGCTACTCGGTGCTGGTGATGAAAAGGTTGGGCTTATTACAGGCGGAACTGCAACAGATGGACGTAGAGTTAAACAGACTTTCCTTGATAGCCTCCCAGCTCTTGCTAACCTTAAAGAGCAAGCAGCAGAGTCAGCTAGAACTGGAAGACTGGTTGGACTTGACAAAAGATACATAGAGATTAAGTCAGCACACTTCGCCCTGTCTTGTTACTTACAGGGAGCTGAGTCATGTATCATGAAGTACGCTATGATACTATGGCACCACTGGGTACAACAACGTAAGCTAAATGCTCGACAGGTAGCAGTAGTTCACGATGAGTTCCAAGTGGAGGTACTAAAGGAACACGCCATAGAAGTTGGCGAGTTGATTAAGCAGTCTATTATTCAGGCAGGGATACACTTCAAACTGAACTGTCCCTTGGATGCTGAGTACACGACTGGAAATAATTGGGCAGAGACACATTAGTTGTTGACAGTCTAATACTACTGAGTTATACTAATACTATAAACACTTTAAATAAAGGAAGAAACACTATGGCTATTACATTTAATGCAACTCTTTACTGGAACTGCTTATCTAACGTAAACGATCTGTCTGGTAAGTACCAAGCAGACTTAGGTAACCTATCAGAGAAAGCGTCCAAGGCTCTAACACAGCTAGGTGTTACAGTTAAGACTGATGCACATGCAAACAAAGACTACGATAACAAGGAAAAGTTTATCGTTGGTAAGTCTAAGTTCCCTATCAAAGTATCCTTTGACAGTGGTGTAGACCCTGTAGAGATACCAGCAATAGGTAACGGTAGTAGAGTACAAGCTACCATCCAACCTTACAACCATCAGAACGTGGCTAAGTACGGTATGGGTGTAGGACTTAATAAGATTGTTGTTACTGAGGTAACCACCTACTCTAAAGACGATGATGATGGTGGTGGAAACATCGACGGTGACGATGCGGATACCTCAGCAAGCAATGCACCCTTTGATATGGATGAGTTTGTAGACGAGTAAGTAATTGTTAACTGGGCCAAGGTAGTAACGGACCACGTAATTGTCCTTGGGTGTAGCGAAGAGGTGGTAGTGCTACATATTTTATTGAAAGGTAACATAAGATGAGTAAGTCTATAAACACTGTAGTTAAGGACATCTATGAAGTTATGGATAAGGGTGTAGTTCCTAACCCTGATACTCTTGACGATTTCTTATGGGACATGCGGGAGGCTATACTTAAACAGTTGAGTCCTTCTAATCGTAATCGTGATAACTATTTACGTATGTCTAACATAGGTAAAGGTGACAGACAAGTATGGTATGATGTTAATGGTAACGATACACAAGAGAAGTTAACACCTGACACACGACTTAAGTTTCTATTTGGTGACATCATAGAAGCTTTATTAATCTACCTTGTTAAGGAGGCAGGGCATGAGGTTACACTTGAACAAGCTGAAGTACAGATTGGAGGTATTAAAGGTCACATTGATTGTAAGATCGACGGTGCTATGGTTGACATTAAGAGTGCGTCTGCATTTAGCTTTAAGAAATTTAAAGAAGGAACTCTTAAAGACAATGATGCCTTCGGGTACATGGCCCAGATTAGTGCGTATGCACATGCGGAGAACAGTGAAGAAGCTGGCTTCCTTGTCATGGATAAAGTCTTAGGTAAGCTGTGCTATATGCCAGTACTTAAGGAAGATCGTATTGATCCTGTTGAACGTATCAATCACATGAAGAAAGCAGTAGCTAAAGATACACCACCTCCACGTTGCCACAAGGCTGTGCCTGAGGGCAAGTCAGGTAACATGAAGCTTGGTGTTAACTGTTCCTATTGTCCACACAAAGTTACGTGTTGGGATGACGCTAACAATGGTGACGGTTTGCGTTTGTTCTTGTACAGTAATGGACCAATGTGGTTAACTGAGGTACAGAAAGAACCTAAGGTACAGGAGATAATAGAGTAACATGGCTAAATGGACAGGACGTAGAAGGGCTATAGGTACGTATCGTAGTGGCTTAGAAAAGAAAGTAGCTGAGTACCTAACTCAACTTAAAGTAACTTTTAAGTATGAGAGTATAAAGATTAAGTATACCAAACCTGAGTCGTACCATACGTACACACCTGACTTCGTGCTGCCCAATGGTATTATCATTGAGACTAAAGGTATCTTTGATAGTGAAGATCGTAAGAAGCATATACTAGTAAGAGAGCAACAGCCTCACTACGATATACGTTTCGTATTTACTAACTCTAAGACTAAATTATATAAGGGAAGTAAGACTAGGTACGCTGACTGGTGTACTAATCATGGCTTCCAGTATGCAGATAAACTAATCCCGAAAGGATGGATAGATGAGTAAGACACACCTGATTATCCCTGACTCACACGCACACCCTGACCACAACAATGACAGATTTGAGTGGCTAGGTAAGTTGATCATGGACGTTAAGCCTGACGTTGTAGTGAACATAGGTGACATGGCTGACATGCCTAGCCTTAGTACCTACGACAGAGGCACTAAAGGCTTTGAAGGTAGACGGTACAAGAAAGATGTTGACTCTGTACTGGATGCACAAGAGCGTATGTTTGAACCTATCAAGAAGGCTAAAAAGAAGAAGCCTCGCTTTGTAATGTGTGAGGGTAACCATGAGAATAGAATTAATAGAGCTGTTAGTAGCGACCCTATCCTTGATGGTACTATTAGTGTGGCTGACTTGGGATACACTAAATATGGATGGGAGGTACATGAGTTCCTTAAAGCTGTGGTGGTTGACCGGATTGCTTATAGTCATTTCTTTACAAGCGGTGTTATGGGCCGTCCTGTAGGTGGAGAAAATCCTGCTAAGTCTTTGTTAAGTAAACAACATATGTCTACCACAGCAGGACATACACACACCTTAGACTTTGCTACTGATACCAATGCAGCTAATGAGCGCATCATGGGCTTAGTATGTGGAGTCTACCAAGACTATGAGTCAGGCTGGAACAACGCTCAGAGTGAAGGGTTGTGGTGGTCTGGTGTTGTTATCAAGAGACATGTTGAAGATGGGTGCTACGATCCACAGTTTGTATCTCTCAAAGCTATCAAGAAAGAGTACGGAGGTAAGAAGAAGTAATGTGATAGATATAGAAGAGCTACGTATGTTAATGATAGACAAGTACACAGCAGCTGAGATTGTTGAACGAATTGACATGAGTACAGAAGAGTTGCTTGACATTGTTCTAGATACAGTGTATAATAATATTACATTGTTTGATGAGTTAAGTTACCTTTTTAATGAAGACATAGAAGAGGACAACTGATGGACAACTTTGAAGACGATCCAATGTCAACATTCTATCCACCTGATATACTAGTAGGACGTATGGAACAGCTACGCTTACTCGTTTTAGAGATGGATGAAGAGAATACTTCTGAACAACATTACTTCCTTACTGAAGCAGCTAAGCTATTATTAGATAGTTGTTATTTAACTGAGGTTAAAACTAAACATCCTTTTGATAACATTACAAAGATACATTAGAATGGTATACACAATGAAGACGATCACAAGAGAAGATAAAGTTGCAGAGTTTCACAAGGCTACAAAGACTGACGTAGGTTCTCAACCACGTGCTAGTCTTGTACAGCTACGTGAAAAACTATTAATAGAAGAGTGTACAGAGGTATGTGATGAGCTTAACAAGATTGAAATGACTTTAACACACGGTAAACCGATTGAAAGGGGGCAGTGGGCTGACCTACTGAAGGAACTTTGTGACTTACAATATGTTTTATCAGGGACTATTATTAGTTTCAGCGCCATTGCTGGGAGTTTTACTCCTGCTTTT